CAATGGTTGGAAAAGCATCCTTTATAATAGGAATACTTTTAGGGTGTGTTACGTATAACACTTTCTTTTTTTTGGTTTTGTCTTTCTTTTTGGGTTTTAGAATTTGTCTTTTTGGTTGCGCTTTTAAATGCGCTCGGTGTTTGCCTACAGTAGTGATCAGTGAAGCACACTCCAATGAAACTTACACCACCGTAGTTTTATTTTAACTCTTTTTTCTTTTTTTGTCATAATAACTAGTCTTATTTCATTTTCAGTATCTCAAAAGTAATATTTTATCTTTCAAATTATTCCAATAGTGCTGTTGTATTCTCTGTTTCAATCCCATCAAAGTTGAGAAGGAATGGGGTACATTATAGATCTTGGGTATAATTATCATATCCAGTAATTGGTTTATTTAGGATAAAGCAAGCTAATTTGTTAGCAGAGGCATTTCTATCCAGTTAATATGATTATCCAATAAATATCTGTATGCCCTCTAGGACCATTTGTGCTGCATAGTACGATAAATCAACAAATCTCTCTCTTAAACGCGGAATTATTCTAGTAACCACATATCTGCTTAGTAGATATTACGGAAAATAGCACCACTCTAAGAACGTAAAATATATAGAAAATAAGGACTTACACCTGAAAACACACCACTAAATCTCTTTCTAGCAAAATATTGATCGGGTTAAAACACTTTGAAAAATGCCCAGAATCTGTCAGCAACGGTGGTTGGCCGAAAAGGCATTTAAGTAACGATTATTTCGTTACTGTACAAGGTTTAGTTCATCTGGGTTCTAAAGACTTCTTATTCAAAATAGGGATCAGCAGCAAAAACATGAGCCAACTACTCACTCTTCTAATCCTCAAGGGGATATTCCTTAGGGTTTTGAGACATCCATTTAAGATCGGTGGGATCAGTATTGCGTGTTAAAACAGCAAACATTCTCTTAGCAACACGCAGTTTATTTGAATAAGAATCTTACCAGACTCTTTATTTAGGGACAGTCAATATACCATCTTTTTTCAGTTGCATTTAGTACTTGTAATCAGATACGACAAACCAATCAATAGGTATTTTAGTTTTTATAGCTATTAGTTATGAAATACGCCTAACTTGAACAGGATCATAACCTCTACGAATCATCATCTCTAATGTAGAACGAAATTCATTAGGTAAAGTCATATTCGGATTACTTGGAACACGATATAAAAAGGAAGAAATTAATCTAGGTGCATAAGCACGTATTATCTTTTTCTAACAATCAAAACGCATTCTGAAATACTCACTATCAACAGTAGAAATCCTAGTCTTTGATACATTCACGCTCAAACCAGACTAATTGTACAATTGAATCAGTAATTTAGCTTCTAGGACTGAATTAACACCTATATCAGCATCATCACCACAACAAATATACTTCATGTTAGAAAAGTAATTTTAGAAACCATTCTCTCGAGCAACTTATGTAATCGATACCAATTGTATTATATTCGTTAAAGTCCCCCAATAAGCTGTAGTCTTTAAACCGGATACTAAACCATCTACAACTGGCATATATGAATTGTTCACTCGCATGAACTGGTTCTACATTTTATATTTTAAAGCTGAGATTAGTTATAATGTGTAATTTCTTAGTTCTTAATCTTCAATATGTGCTGCAAGAATCTGATCAGAAGAAAGATTATCCATTAACATCCAATTCTTGACATGATGATCGAATTTGCTTTAATCTATAGGTACATTAACCCTATCCCAGTTTAAACGTTAAGACCATAACTTCACCTACTCCGCTGGCGACATCAATAAAGTGGACTCTGGTATCATTTACTTGTGTTGTTTTTTCAAAATCCACATCAATACCGACAATTAGCGATGTGTGTGCATATCAGTATTGGCAATTAATCGTACTTTCGAAACTTCCCTCTTTTAAGCTAATACATAGTCAGCTTTTTTTAACTAGAGTAAGGAGGGTAATAATTCATCCGCCTCCATGTTGTCTAATTATATCGATTATGTTTTATTCAACTTTGTCCGCATATTTTATTATTCACCATCCTTCTTAGTTATGGTATAATTTAGGTGCTAATCACTAGCACCATCAGCATATAAAATCTAGATTAATTATTATTTAAGTTATTGGTAGGTTTTTTAACTTCCACAACGTTCAGACACCTACTCTGCTCTCTAGAATAACTGTTTTCTATATTAATTCTTTAAATCACCAGGTTGAAATAATTGCTCAAATAACTCTCCTTTTTTATCTACCCACTCGTGTGCTTTAAATAATAGTTCTTTCTTAGTATTTTACCGAGTAAAACCGAGTGTAGCTTCTAAACCTTGTAGCATGTAAATTTCTTCAGTCGGTGGTTATGTTATTAGGTAGTCACTTAGATCCTTTAGTGCATGCTTCCACATATCTAATAATTTTTCATTTTTTAGAAGAGTACGTAATTATTTTACAGTAAATTTTGACAATATCTAATCAACTTCTTACATACCCTTAATTCGCATTTCCCGCGGGATTAGTGAAAAGTAAACTCGCAGCCCCTCAGGGATTAAGTTTTATCCATCCAGCTGATAACTTTTAAAAAAGTTTCTTTATTCAAATGAACGAAACCAGGGATACTTAAACCTTTACTACTAATCCATATGGTCCAAATCCTCACTTACTTTTTCCATAATCTACTTTGCCCAACCTTCACGCCTTTAGTATTA